ACGAGCTGTTTGAGGTTATGGATCCAAGAGCAAGAGTCAATATCTTTAAAAAGACTGAGGACGGCAAAGAGGAGCTCTTAAGATCAACAAAGCTTTATTGCTTATTATCCGACGACGAGTTTATCGGGAAATACGGGTATTACAAAATTACCGGCTTTGTAATCTGTATGAGACTTACAAGTATCTTAATCAAGGAGGCTTAATTATGACAGATCTTGAGGCGAGAGCAATCTTATTACACGCTAAAGCCGGACGGACTGATTACGAGGCTTTTGACAGAGCTGAGCAAGCAATCTTAAAGCTCGATAAGATTAAGACAATAACCGAGCGAGCGCTCCGGAGCTCAGATCCTATCAACTTATACAAAGCTCTTTGTATTAACGAGATTGCTGAGGTACTCGGAGTCAAGGCTCCGGATCCGGCTGAGACAGAGAGTAAAGGTCAAATCACAATTAACGATATTATTTAAGGAGGCTTAATTATGGATTACTTTTTTATATTTGGTATTATCGGCTTTAGTTGCTTGATCCTGAGCTTTATCGGTTACTCAGCAACAACAAACAAGATTATTAAGGACCAAGAGCGAGATATTGCAAAGCTTGAAACAGAAAACAAGCGGCTCAAATCAGCTCTAAGAGGCAAGAGATACGTTAAAGATATGGTTTATTATGATTATCCCGTAACAAACCCAAAAGCTCATATTATAAAGGATCCGTTTAAGGAGTTTTGAATATGCTTAAGGCTTTTATAAGATTGATCCTCAGCTTTATTAAAGAGGACCGAGATAAGCTTTTATCCAAAGATTATTATATAAACGAATATACTCCAAGAGTAATTGGATCAAAGATAAAGAGGTTTTAATATGAAAAATTTATCAATTGTTTTAATCGCTTATTTATTGCTTGCTTGCGGCTTATTTACTATTGCCTATATAAAAGACAAAAGAGATCAAGAGCAAACGATAAATAATATATCCGAGTTTACTGAGCAAGGTATTTTAAAGGTTGAGTATAAACCGAGTCCGACTCCGACAAACAGTCCGACTCCAACTCCGACAAGTACGCCGACGCCTACTCCAACTCCAACGCCTATTTGCGAGATAAGTAATCAACAATTTTATAACGAGTGCGTAAGCCGAGGCTTAGTTACTCCGGCTCAAGAGGATCATATATCAACGGATTGCGGAGTATTTTACGGAGAGTCCGGACGAGAGACTTATTATAATCTTAAAATGGATCTTTGCGTTTACTATATGCGAGAGCTTGGATATGACGAATATACTTATCCTTATTGGATCCGAGACGACGGCGCTAAAATGCTTGGTATTTATGTAATGGTTGCGGCAAATTGGAAAATCAGACCAAAAGGTACGCTTGTCGAGACGTCTCTCGGTACGGGTATCGTCGTTGATACCGGAGAGTTTGTTGCTGATTATCCAAACGGTATAGATATCGCGGTTGATTGGTAAAGGAGGCTCAAGCAATGATTAAAAAGTTATATCTCGTACAATACGAGAAAAATGAGGACGGATTACCGGCTTTAATCGTTGCGGATCCGGATATCACTTTACCAAACGGAAATAAAAAGATCATAAATATCATTATAGGCGATTATGCCGACGAGTTGATAAAGGAGCTTACAAAGGAGGCGGCTGACAATGACAACGAGTAAAGCTCAGCTCAGAGCTCAAGCAAAGTACGATAAGGATAATACGGTACAAGTCAAGCTCAAGCTTAATAAAAAGACTGACTCCGGTATTATTAAGGCTCTCGGAGATATCTCAAATAAACAAGGGTATATAAAAGAGCTTATCAATCGGGATATATCAAAGTCAAAAAATGATATTTACGCTGTTTACGCGGATTATATTAAAGGAGCTGATTAAATGGCAAAGCACACGATCCAAGAGTTACAAATGAGACAGAAATTACCTCTTGAGGTAAAAGTCTTAATGAGTAAGCAACGTATAAGAGAATGGATCCAAGAGTACGGAGAGGACGGAGTATATATCTCGTTCTCCGGCGGTAAGGACTCAACTGTCTTATTACACTTAGTCCGAGAGCTTTATCCAAACGTCCGAGCAATGTTTGTTGATACCGGACTCGAGTATCCGGAGATCCGAGCTTTTGTTAAGACTTTTGACAACGTTGATATCGTCCGTCCTAAAATGAATTTCAAGCAAGTAATCGAAAAGTACGGATATCCTTTTATCAGCAAAGAGGTATCAAAAAACGTATATTACGCAAGAAAATATCTTGAAAATGAAATCAGCAACGACGTACATTTAAAGAAAATGCAAGGATTGATTTTAGATCCCTCCGGTAAAAAAAGCCGATATAACTCGGATAAATATAAATTTCTCTTGGACGCTCCTTTTTTGGTTGGAGACGGTTGTTGTCGAGTTATGAAAAAAACTCCGGCGAAAACATACGAAAAGCAAACGGGTAAAGTACCGATAACGGCTCAAATGGCGGAGGAGTCTTTTTTAAGAACGCAAAAATGGTTAAAGTCCGGTTGTAATGCTTTTGAAAACAATCGTCCGGTAAGCAATCCTCTCAGCTTTTGGACTGAGCAAAATATCCTCCGATACATTAAGCAAAACAATATTAAGATTTGCTCTGTTTACGGATCCGTTGTTGTTGATTACGACTCGGAGGAGCAATTTGACGGACAACTTGATCTCTCTGATTTGGGGTTAATGACAGATACTCGAAAATACAAGACAACGGGTTGCGATCGTACCGGCTGTATGTTTTGCGGATACGGCTGTCATAACGATAAAGAGTCTCGCTTTGAGAGAATGAAAAAGACGCACCCAAAACAATACGATTATATTATGCGCTCCAAGGAAAAAGGAGGACTCAATTACAAAGAGGTAATCGATTGGATAAACGCAAACTCAGATCTTAATATAAAATACTGATTAAAATAAAAGAGCGGATCCGGTATCTCGGAGTCCGCTCTCTTACATAAGAGGCTCTTTACAGTAAAAGAGACGCTTTTATTATAACTTAAAATTAAAATAAAAATAAGACGAGGAGAAAAACCTCGTCTTATCTTTTACAAGGCGCTTTACCTAAATTAGCAATTTAGTGCAAGCCGGCTTTGCTGTTAGCGCCTTTAGTGGCTGAGGGTACAAGACTCGAACTTGTATATCTTGAGTCAAAGTCAAGTATCTTAACCGTTGGATCAACCCTCAGTATTATTAATTGCTCTCCGGATCAAAGACTTTACTCCGGCTTGTATATTTCCTTTACCCTCCGTCTCAATAGCTGAGATTATATCTTTATCTTTTTCTTTTGAGAGGTTAAGACTTACTCTCTTTGTATATTTCTTATTGTACTCTCTTATATACTCGGCTTTGTTCATTCTCTAAACCTCCGATTGTTTAACTCTTGTTTAACTCAATTTAACTCGTTTTTAATTACTTGCTCAATCTATTGTCTCAATTAAACAATTTATTGAATTTTTTTAATATAAAGTATTGACTTACTGACGTCTTAACTTTTATCGTCCGGAGAGAGTGAGGAGCCGAGATCCGTCAATTGACACAATTGCCCTATCGAGAGCAAAAGGTCAAACGGATCAAGCTTTATCGCCTCGTCGGTCGTTTCGTCGCTTTTCAATCCTCGACTCGTTACAACGCTCAAGCGGTACTTACTCCGTCCTATACCTCGCGTTGCACCCATACCGGAGCAAGCCTCCCGATCCGTTGTTTTGATTGAGCCGTATCGATCCCTCAATTGACTTACGGTCTTGTGAGTCGAGCCAAGACGCGCCGAGTACATTTTTCGCGGTTACAAGCTGTACCAAACTCTCGGTTTATTTAACGCTTTCAGTCCGTATCAAGCGCCGGACTCAGTTGAGTCCTTGATATTCAATTGTCGGTTATCATCAAATTACGGATAAGTCCGTCCTTGTATGATAACAGTAATAATATTACCATACAAGCAATAAACTTATCAACTATATTTTGAGAAAAATTTTGAGATCAAACGGAGCCCGTCTTGTCGGATCCGTTCTCGTATATTCTATACGTTCAATAATGCTTTTCAATACTTTATTACGATCCGGTATCGATAAGCTGTAATATTGCTCGATACATTTCTCGAGAATAGGTACAGCCGAGCGGACGCTCTCAGACTTGTCCTCCGATATAGCTCTCAGAGCCTCGAGATTTGATTGTAAGGCGTCTCGCTCCTCAGTTAATATGTTTACCCTCTTAAAGTATTGCTCTCGCGTATAAACGCCGTCCTCGAGCAACTCGCAACAATTATCGAGCGCTCTCTCTTTTTTCTTAATCGCTTGAACGATAACGGAGATCTCGTTGTCTCTTGCCTCGTTCTTTTTACGGTCCTCGTCGGCTTGGTTATCAAGATAATACTTAAAGCCTTTAAGCTCCTCTTTAAGCTCTTGGATAACTTGAGCCTCGATAAGATCAATCTTTGAGGATACTGTCTTACACTTAAAAGCCTTACACTTAAGATAAAAGACTCCTTTACTATGATGTAATACCATTGATTTACCGCAAACAGAGCATTTAACAAGCGTTGTAAGCGGATTACGAGGAGTATAATCTTTGCGGATCTTTGACTCCTTTGCTGTCAATCTCAATTGAGCTTGCTCAAAGATATCCGGATCAATTAACGGCTTATGTTTGCCGACGCTCCAAGACTCAGCAATCTTTTTATTTTGTATCTTAAGATATCCGATATACGTTTTATTTTCTAATATCTGACGGATCCGAGAGGTACAAAAGGCGCTTGCAATCCTCGGGCGGATCCCGTTATCATCAAGATAATAAGCAATCTCCGAGATACCTTTACCTTGATTGACGTACATATCAAATATAAGTCTTACGATCTCAGCCTCCGACTCGTTCGGATACAAGACGTATCCTTTACCCTCTTTACGCTTATTAAAGCCGTAAGGTAAAGAGGATCCGGTATAATATCCCTCGAGTAAGGCGGCTGTACGTCCTCGAGATAATCTCCGACAAATAACTTTATACTCTCGGCGGCTCATAAATAAGCCAAACTCAAAAAACTCCTCGTCGATCTCGTTATCCGTCGAGAAATCGTATACCTTATTGAGCGTATATATCTTTGTACCGGTCTTTTTAAAAACCTCAAGGATCTCAGCTTGATCGATTTGATTGCCTCTTGATAAACGCTCAAGCTCGATACAGACGACTCCGTCGTACTTGCCGGCGGTAACGTCAACGAGTAATCTTTGCATTTCCAAACGAGCCGCAATACTCTCTCCGGATACAACCTCTTTATAAGTTTTCTTTATATGTAAATTATTGCGCTCGCAATATTCGTTTAATAATTTTTCGTGGCGAGCAAGAGTAACGTCTCTTGACTCGTTGTCCTCGTCTCTCGATTTTCTTAAATAAATTGCAACTGTATTACTCATTATCTCGACTCCTCTTTATGTAATCAGAAAAGTCCTTTATTGCTTTAAGCTCTGACTCCGAGTAATTATCTGAGGTAAAAAACAAAGCGTTAATATCTCCGTTGACAAGATCCTCGATCGTTACCTCAAAGCATTTACTCAGCTTAACAAGGTTTTTAAGCGTAATACCTTTATAATCTTTTGTATACCAAGCATTAATTGTACTTGGTGCAATGCCTATTGTACGAGCAAGCTCCGCTCGGCTCATTTTGTTTATATGTAATAAATAATCTAAGTTGTTTAAAAAATTCACTATATATCCCTCCTAATTATAAATAATAGTCGATAAATCAATAAATTGTAAACGAAAAATATTAAATTGTTACAAATTTTAAGATTATTGCAAATTGTTGTTGCTTTTTGAATAAAAGAGGACTACTATTTGAGTTAGGTACAACGTTCAATAAATTGAATGTAAAAATCAATAAATTGAAAGGAGGTATACAAATGGCGAGAGAGATTATTTTTTACAACCTTGAGGCTGAGCTCTTAAGAGCCAAGACAAGCAAATCGGAGCTCGCGGCAATGATCGGTATATCAATCGGATCAATGAGCTCCAAGTTTAACGGTAAGACGGAGTTTAATCTTAATGAAATGATGATAATTAAGACAAGGCTCGAGTCTATAACCGGACAAAAGTACGCGCTTGATTATCTTTTTGAGAGGGGAGAGTAAAACTTGATAATTCGAGCAAAAGGGGTAAAGGCTGAGATCTTGGAGGATATATACAAGACGCTCAACCGAGTAATCAAAGACGAGGCTTGTTTTTATACTAAAGACGAGCTCAAAGATTTAAAAGAAAAAGATTTTATAAAAATCGGAGGTTTTAATAATGGATAATACAGTAAAAGAGATTAACGAGATCATTGTCGATCTTAAGCTTAACTCCAAGATCTTGAGAGGACTTGTTGATACTATTCTCGACAATACAAAAGTCGATTATACCGGAGAGACTCTTACGATTGCCGACTCAGCGCCGATACTTGCGGTTATCAAGGCATTTTACGGAAACGAGTACAACAATTGCTTAAAAGAGAAAATAAGCGAGCGCGAGGCTGAGATTGCAAAGCTTAAAGCGGCTCAAGAGGCAAAGGGTAAAGAGGAGGCGTAATTATGACGGCGGAGGATAAAAAGTATTTTTCAGAGCTTAACAAGATTGACGTAAGCGATAAGATCGAAAAGAAAAACGGACTCTCATATCTGTCTTGGGCGTTTGCTTGGGGCGAGCTTAAAAAGAGATATCCGGACTCAACTTACACAATATACGAGAACGCTGACGGACTCTTTTACCATACTGACGGGCGTACAGCTTGGGTAAAGACCGGAGTTACTGTTTGCGGTATCGAGCATATCGAATATTTGCCGGTTATGGATTACCGCAACAACTCGATACCCGTTGACAAGCTGACGAGCTTTGACGTCAATAAGGCGATACAGAGATCTCTTACAAAAGCGGTTGCAAGACACGGACTCGGCTTGTATATCTACGCCGGCGAGGACTTACCGGAGGACGATACAAAAGCCGCTCCGACTGAGACGCCTAAGTCAACGACGACAGCAAAGCCAAAAGCAAAAGCTCCGGAGGCAAAGACAGCCGCAAAGGATCCTCTTGCTGAGGTAAAAGCCGCTTATCAAGAGTTGATTACTTATTGCAAAGAAAACGATCACGATATAAAAGAGGTTGCCAAGGCTTACAGCCTCAACGCGAAATCGACGGCGGAGGAGTTTAAGACAGCTCTTAAGCGATTGATCTTAGCTGATACCGAAAAGAAATTGAGCGAATATCCGGAGGAGGTTTAATTATGAATAGTACAACGATCAAGATTGACGGCGCTAAGCTTAGACAGTTGCTCGAGAGCAAGACGGGCAAGACAATATACAAGATTGCTCAAGAGTCCGGATACAGCAAAAACGTAATATCAAACGCAATCAAAAAGGGATACGCGAGCTCAGCCGTACAAAATATTGCTCGACTTTATGATATTACTCCGGAGCTTTATGCAATCAACGAGCCGGATCCGGAGCCGACTGAGGAGCTTAAAGGTCAAATCTCGATTGACGATATTGAGTCCATTAAAAGAGAGGAGCTTAAGGCTCTGATTAAGGAGGCTCTTATTGAGGCCGTAAACGCTCAAGAGTTTAGGGCTCGCTTTGATCCTCATAAACAAATCTTTGAGATATATTCGAGAGTTAAGGAGGTTTAATAATGCAAGAGACAGTAAAACAAGATCGAGATAAGTATATCGGAGGCTCTGATATACCGGTAATTATGAACTTATCGCCGTTTAAGAGCCGCTTTGATCTCTTACTCGAAAAAGCCGGATACAAAGAGGATACTTTTGAGGGTAACGTATACACGGAGTACGGTAATAAGCTCGAGCCTTTTATCAGAGATTGGATTAACGCCGATATGAGCAAAGGACTCAAATTTAAAGAGGGCAAACATATCCGAGAGGCTGAGGCTGACGAGATTATCGGAGTAAGGATCCATACAGACGGCGAAAACGATAATTGTATCCTTGAGATCAAGACAACGTCTCAGATCCACGACAAAGTTGAGGATTACAAGCTTTATCTTGTACAGTTGCTTTTTTATATGGTTAATACCGGCAAGCCTTACGGCGTACTTGCTGTATATGACAGACCGGAGGACTTATCTGAGGAGTTTAACTCCGAGAGATTACAGATATTTAATATCAAGCTTGATGATTATAAGGATCTTTGCTCTGAGATCGGAGAGGCTTGCGAGAGGTTTATCGAGGATCTCCAAAAGGTAAAAGACAATCCTTTTATTACTGAGGAGGAGCTCTTACCGACTGAGATTACTGATATTACGGCTCGTATCGTTGCTTTTGAGTCTCAGATTGATTACTTAAAGTCAATTGAGAAAAAGATCAAAGAGGATAAGACGAGACTTAAGGACGCAATGCAAGCTTGCGGCGTCAAGTCTTGGCAAACTCCAAACGGATACAAAATTACTCTTGTACCGGACGGAGAGGACAAGACCGAGAAAAAGTTTAACGCTGACAAGCTCAAAGAGACGGATCCGGAGACTTACAACAAGTATCTTGAGGATACAATCGTAAAAGGACGCTCCGGACACGTTAAGATTACAGCTCCAAAAGCAAAGGAGGCTTAAATATGGATAAAATAACCGATTTGTCTCAGACCGTCGAGCTTATGAACTCGGAAAACTACAAAGAGCGCTTTATTGCTGAGTACGCTCAAGTCTCAATAAGGTTAAAGCGGCTCGAGAGAGTTTTAAAGAGCATTGAGGACAATACGGTCCCGAAATGCTTTAAGCCGGTTTGTAGTATTGATCTCCTTGAGACTCAATATAAGTATATGAACAATTACAAAGCAACTCTTATTATAAGAGCCTCAATTGAGGAGATTAACTTACCGGAGGTTGAGGTATGACAGTAAATTTAACGGCAATCATTATTTGCGCGATTATTTGCGTATCAATCGTTGTAATTTGTCTCGGAGGTCGTAAAAAATGAGGTTTATCAATATGGCTCGGAGATCCGGCAAGACGACACTCTTAATTAACACGGCTTATACAACCGGATATCCGATAATTGTAAAAGACAGCGCTCGAGCAAAAGCGGTTAAGGATCAAGCTAAGGCTTTAGGATTAGATATTATGGTTGTTTCTTATATGGATTGGATAAACGGGCATTATCCCGATAACAAGGTTTTAGTTGACGAGTCAACCGAGTTTATTGAGGGCGCTTTAACGAGATTACTCAGAGCCGAGATTGTTGCTTGTACATTTACGATACCTATGACAGAGATTAAAAATAAGGAGGTCGAAAAATGAACAATTGCAACTTTACCGGACGACTGACAAAGGATCCGGAGCTCAAGACAACTCAGAGCGGCAAAAAGTATACAAGGTTTTGTCTTGCCGTTGACGGTATCAAGGACAAGGACGGCAACAAGACGGCGGACTTTATTGATTGTATCGCTTGGAATAAAAGCGGCGAGATAATCGCTCAATATGCGGTAAAAGGCTCAAAGCTCGGAGTAAGCGGTCGATTGCATACAACGACAAGCGAGGTAAACGGAGAAAAGCGAAAGTATACCGAGATCGTTGTTAATGAGTTTGACTTGCTCGACTTCAAGCCAAAAGATCAACCGGCTCAAGCTGAGGCGGCTCCGGTTGAGGAGACGACAACTCAAGAGATTATCGACGATACTCCTCAAGAGTTGCCTTTTGAGATATAAGGTCCGCTTATGGTTAGAATATCAAACAAGACAGCTCAAGAGCTCGGCTTTGTCGGTAAGTCAAAATACAACAACAACAAGATCAAGTATCAAGGTCTTACTTTCGACTCAAAAAAGGAGTTTGAGTATTACTTGATCCTTAAGGATAAAGAAAAGAGAGGACTTGTCTTTAATCTCAAGAGACAAGTACCTCTCGAGATCCAACCGGCGTTTACTGATAAGACGGGCGTTAAGCATAGAGCAATTATTTATAAAGCTGACTTTGTTTATACTGATAGATTAACCGGTACAACTCGTTATATTGACGTCAAAGGCTTTAAAACCGACGTTTACAAGCTAAAAAAGAAATTGCTCGCGTATAAAAACATCATAATCGAGGAGGTTTGATTATGAGTAAAAAGCTTAAGAAAAACGAGGCTTTTTTACATTGGAGAGCATTTACAACTCAAAATTATTGTAGTAAATGTGATTATCCGATTTACGACGGTAATATCCCTCTTAATTGCCCTAAATGTAAAAGACGCTTTGTAAACGTATATAAAGATCCTATGTAAAAGAAATTATAAAAGGGGTTGAGAATAATTAAAGAGATAAGATTATATATTGAACGAAAAGCGGTATTGTTGCTTTACGAGACTAAGATTATCACGGCTGAGGAGTGGCTTGTACTTGTAAAGCGGATTGCTAAAAAGGAAAAAGAGTTATATTATAAAATCAATTAATAAAGGGTTTACTTCACTAAAAAAATCCTCTCAGGTACAGCAAAGGAGTCTCGAATAATCGAGACTCTTTTGTTTTTATTATTCGGTAAGCATAAATAAAGATATTTGTCAAATCTTGATAAACTGAGGAGCTTGACAACGTTTAATATCTGACTTTGCGAACAATAAAACAGCCTATACAATACAAAGTATGATATTATTGTCATATAAACTTTTTAAAAAGGAGGTTAATTTATGGATCGAAAACAAACGGCTTATTATGTACTTTGTCAACCGAGCTCAAACAATTGCGCGGCTGTCGTCTCCTATATGGCGGACTACTTTAAGCAAAAAGGATTGTACTTTACCTCGTCTAAAGACTTATGTAAGGGCGATATTGTATTTTTCCAAAATAGCGCCGGATTGTCTCACGTTGGTATGTGCGTCGATTGGTACGGCTCAACTTTTGATACGGTTGAGGGTAATAAGGACAATGAGGTTAAAAGGTGCAATTATCGATACAGTCAAGTCGGCGGATACGTTGCCGGTTTTGCTCACCCGAGATATTGCGACGATTGTACACTTGAGGACGCTCTTGCTTATGCTTTAAGTCAAGTCGGTTATACTGAGGGCGCTAATAATTGGAATAAATACGCGGCTCAGCTCGACGCGGTTGATTACTTTGCCGGTTGCGGCAAAAAACAAAACTTGCCTTGGTGCGCGGTCTTTATTTGCGCTGTTATGTACAACGCTTACAAGGATAATCCGGATCCGGAGCCGACTGTAAAAACTGTAAACGTTGAGCTTGACGTTTTAAGAAAAGGAGCAAACGGAGGGCAAGTAATGACGATCCAAGCTCTTTTAAATTGTTTTATCGGCTCGGACTTATCAATTGACGGTATTTTTGGCTCAAAGACTGAGCAAACTGTAAAAGATTATCAAGACGCTCGAGATTTAACCGTTGACGGCATTGTCGGCGCTGAGACTTGGGCTCGGATACTTAAATAAGGAGGTTTTTATATGACTTATATACCAAACGCTCGAGAGGGAGAAAACGGATACAAGGACTCGGATCTTAAAGGCAATCGTAAAGCCTTTTTGCAAGGATACGACGCGGCAATCGAGGATATACTCTGTCTTGAGGGTAATCTCGAGGTTTACGCCGGAGAGAGTCTCTTGATCCATTATCTCGCCGAGAACGAGGACAAGGCTGAGGAGCTTTTTACAGCTTTTAAGCATTGGGCGGAAATGCAACGTAATACAATGGCGGTTGCATTACTTGACGAACAATACAACGAGTACAATAAGGAGGAGTCTTAATTATGGACGATAAAGCTTTATCAATTGTAAGAGCTTATGTTATCAATCATCTCGACAAGTCTGACTCAACGCCAACTTGGGACGTTTTTATTGTTTGGAAATGCAAAACGCTCCAAAATTGGAAATATCTTATCTCAAGTACGCTTTGCGACGGTATGTATTACGAGCTTACTTATAACGGAGACGCTCGAGAGTGGTATCTTGACGCTTATAAGAAATTTGAGAATAAAGTTATTTAGGAGGCTTAATTATGACTTTTGATAATAAGGTTTACGATATTCTCGCTTATATCTCTCGTTATGGAATACCGGCGTTAAGCGGTCTGTATTACGCTCTTGCTGATATTTGGAGCTTACCTTACGGTACTCAAGTCCTTGCAACCGGTACAGCTCTTACAGTATGTATCAATATCTTGCTCGGTATAAGCTCGATTGAGTATAACAAGAGTCAAAAGCTTGCGGCTGAGTCTGAGAACAAGGACGAGGCTTAATAATGTTAAGATCTTGCTCGAAATGCGGACGGATCCACGACGATAAATACAATTGTAATTACGGGCGCTTGCCGACAACAACCGAGCAAGCGCTCCGTAAGCGTACAACGTGGACGAAAAAGAGCCGAGAGATAAGAGAGAGATCTTTGTATCTTTGCTCAGTATGCCAAGACCGAGGCGAGTTATCCTTTGACGATAATCTTGAGGTACATCATATTATTAAGCTTAAGGACGATCCGAGCGGTTTACTTGAGGACGATAACTTAATTTGTTTATGCGTTAATCATCATAAGCAAGCGGACCGAGGCGAGTTAAGTATTGATTACTTAAGACAGCTTATTAAAAATCGGGACTTGGATACTTACTCCTTACTCTGACAAAGGAAAAGGACGCCCCCCGTATCCCTTTGATCTTTTTTAAGCGTTGCGACAAAGAC